TCTTCTGTCTGAGCAGGGTCGCGAAGAACAGCTTCTCTATTCTCAGTATATATGACAAAACCAGTGTGTGGTTTTAGAGCAGGTTTAGTTAAAGAAACTACGTTTGCTGTAACAGATGAAACAGTTCCCGTTAGAGTTTCACCTGGTCTAAATGATCCACCAGTTCCATTTGTAGTAACGCGAATGACTTTAGCAACACCTTGTGTTCTAGCAGCGTTTGTGTTAGCGAAGTAAACAAGTCTTGCTTTTGCGCCACTTGTTGAGCCAACTACGATTTCGTCTTCGATAAAATCGCCTGTTACAAGCTGAACGCCAATTCTTGTCGTTTGATCAATAACAGTAGAATTAGCATAAGATCCGTTAGCTAAGATCGGATCTCGCATAATACCAATCAAACGAAAATCATTGTTTGTTGGGAATGTGTTTGATTCCGCACCAGTTGTTCTGATATTTAGGAACAGCGTAGTGCCACCAAGCTCGTCGACTGGATCTGATCCATGGCCATTGAGCGGCGAAATGATTGGGCGAGCTGTAGCTCCGAATCCATGTGATGAGTTGGCTGTAATCGTCGCGTTCGCAGTTGAATATGAACGACCTTGACTGATTATTCTAATCTTACGAACGCTTCCGCCAGTTGTATCGGACACATACGCAGTCGCGCGTGAAGTAGTCGTTCCACCAGAGTCACCGCGAATAGTTACTAGCGGCGAAATGACATAACGACTCGATGTAGTTGGTGTCACAGTGAACGCGCTATTGACAATAAGAGTGTTATTTGATCCCCAATACTTTACGATCTTGCGAACTTCACCAGCTGAAGGTCCTTCACTAATATAAAGTCCAGAACCAACATAAGTTCCGTCAATACCAGAAGCTGTTGTTTGCAGTTTCATCCAAGAAGTATTGGTTACTGTGTGGAATGTGTTAGTTGTATGAAGATATCCAGCGCCGCCAGCTATTACTTTAACGTGATGAATTGAACCGTTTCCTGATGCGCGCGCAGTTTGCTGCACATTCCACTGAGCCGATCCATTATTAGCAGTCAGCGTTTTAACTGGCATGTAGTCTACAGTAAGAAACTGGGTACGTTCGCCAGACGAAATATCGTACATGAATTTCCAACGATAACCGTCAGCTGTCGTTTCAATCGACGTACCTGTTGTTGTCGGCTTCGATGTTGAATTAGCGCCACGATTATTATCAATGCACTTATATACCTTGTAATCGTCCGTCATCATGTAATATCGCAGTGAACCAGGAGCTGCTGTCAGAGGAACAACATATTTGTCATCCCATTCATTATAGAATGTATTATTAGCCCAATTCACGCGAGGAACAGCGTGCGTTGCATCTGTAGATTGAATCTTTTTCAGTGAAGTAACATCATCTACGAGATCATAGTTTACGTTGAAATAACTGGTTGTAACAGCTGGTGGCTGCGACTCAGAGAACAATTTACGAATGTATGCGTTTGCACCAGTTGTATTCGCGCCTGATGGGCGTGGTGTAACAACGATAGTTTGTGCAGTCGGAATAGAATGCACACGAACTACAGTCGACTGATTGGTAATACCAATGCGATCACCGACTGCGAGTTCTGTCGTGAAGTAAGTACCTTGTCCAACAATCGTATTCGATGACGTTGTTGTTTTCACAGTTCCTGTAATAGGAATCGCGTTCGCATATGGCTGAGGTTTGCCAATAAAGAAATAATAACGAGTAGGCGAAGCCTCATTCAAGCTCTCAAGGAACTGTTGGGCTTGTAGTACTCTAAATCGACGAGGTACTAGTGATGGCATTAGGCTGATGCAGTATATGTTACGTTAACGATGTCACCGTTGCCGATTGTCTTATCGCCACCTGTGAACAGACCAGCTGAGTAGAGAGATCCAGAGAATCCACCCTTAGCAGCAGCAAGACCAGTTCCTGTGTTAGCTACAAGGAATGTTCCCTTTACGGTGTTAGCTGAAGTAATCGAAAACACAGCTGCTGTCGCTGTAGCTTTTGATCCGCTTGATGCTGCTGCAAATGATGGTGGACGACGAGTCGTTTGTGAGTAACCTGTGAACTCTACCCAACCAGTATGTGAGTTTGCAGTATCGCCAACAGCGACACCTGATGAGTAACCCGTCGAGCTGATCAGACCAAGGAATACCTTTCCAGTGTAAGCAGAACCAGCCAGATAAGTATCCAGCAAGTGGTTCTTACCCTCTGTAGTCACGAGGTTATCGAACTCTTCTTCCCATTTCAGGTTTCCGTGTACGTCAAAGCACTGGGCGACGTACTTACCAGTTGCGTTAACTGATTCCACTTCTTTAGCTCCTCTAGTGACCGAAGCGTCAATGGCTTCTTTTGGTGTGATGATTTCTGTCATGTTATTTCCTGTTTTTATTTATAACTAAAATTATGATACCGTAGCGTCGACTGTATCATATAGATTAATTGTAATGTCATTAATCTGTGTGGTTTGTTCTGACGATACTAGATTGTTTTCATAGTTTAGGATTAGAACACCAAACGTCCCTCCAAACTCAAAACTACCAGTTTCAGCTGAAATCAACGTTACAGATTCAGATATCGATGTATTTGCAACAAACGTTGCATTTTCAGATACTGTGCTTGTGACCGACTCGCTAATAGAAGTGTTCGCTGTAAAGACTGCAGATTCAACAGCAGTAGAAGTCGCAGATTCCGTTATGCTGGTGTTAGCAACGAACGTTCCGTTTTGCGATTCTGTGACTGTAATGCTTTCTGTTACAGCCATTCCTGTATTATAAACGGCAGTAGCGGTATGCGTAGCAGCTGCCGTAATAGATTCGCGAACGATACCACGAGCTACGCTTGGAGCTTCGTCGATCACAGCTAGATCAATAGGAATAGTCGAGCTGATAACATAGTCACCAAACAACTTAGCGCCAGCAGGATGCACAAGAGATTTGACAACGTCTCTATACTTGTTCAGCATTTCGCTGACACGAACAACATACGAAAACTCTTGATAGTAGAAGTTATCCTGGAGTCTATTATTCCAACTCAAGAAACCTTTCGTATCAATATATCTTCCTGGAAACGAAACGAATCCAGATGGTTTAGCCAATCCAACACCAGAAAACGTTTTCTTGCGATTCAAGTATCTTGTGCTAGCAGCGCCGTTGGCAAACGAACTACTCTGCGATTGAACGATAGCCGCATTCGATTGAGTGGTGTTTAAAATTATAGAGTCGTCGTACTTGTTGAAATTCGAACCAGCTGTAATTAAGCGTAACTTACTAATCGTTCCTGTTGCGTTATCAGTTGCTATAACTGCGTTGTTGCCGTGAATGTTTCCGTATCCATCGGAAAGATTAAATCTTTTGATGAAATCATCAACTATAGTAATCGTAGGTAAAGTCGTGCTATATCCACGACCAGGATTGATCAGTGTGATAGCATTGATTGAATACAGAGCTGTATTACTAAACGTGAGGGCGCTGACTAATCTTGAACTGACGTTTGCTGCAGCCAAACCAATGTATGCGTTTGCGCCACTTACGTTTTGAAATGGTGTGAAAGTTGAGATGAAAGAAGTCGAATTAGTGATAAAGTATACACGCGCTGTATTAGCTACACCAGAGATACGAACGATATCGCCCACTTTAAGTTGAGTAGTAAAGTTAGTTCCTGCTCCAGTTATAGTATTAGAAACAGTTGATGTTGAAACCGTTCCTGTCAGCTTCGTGTTAACTCTAGAAGTATTTGCTCCTGCGCGAACAAAGAATCGACCAGTATCTAAACGAACGTTTCTCATCGGCCCAATGATATCAGTATTGATGGACAGCCCAGCAATTGGCTGTGACGTGTATGATTCGATCTTAGCTTCAAACCCTACGCCGTTTCCACCACTTACGATCAAACGAGTATTATCTAGAGTGTAACCTGATCCAGCTTTAACGATTCTAACTGTTACCGCGCTTTTATTCGTAACTTCTGTTACAAAACCTGTGGCTGATTCCGTAGATCCAGCGCCACTGATTTCTACGATATCATTAAGATTATGGAAAGCGCCACCATCTGTTATGTCTACGTCGACGATAGAACCAACTTGCGAATTAACTGTAGTAAACTCGTTTGTGTTGTCGATATTAATAACTCGTTCGCCGTCGGTAAATACGCCTGATATGTTACGAACAGTCATATCGTATACTAACAAACCAAGAGCTTCAGTCGCGATAATATCTTCTACGAATGCAGTAGCGCCAGAGGTTACGCCGCGAATGCGTTTACCTTCCAGCGTTCTAGGATTGATATTAGTTGGAGCGCCAACACGAAGGCGAGTTTCCTGAACCCAACGACCGTCGGACGCGCGAAGGATATCGTCGCCAGGATAGTAGAAGTCGATTTCCTTATTAAAAAGAATTCTGAAAAGGAAACGATAAGACTCCTGTGAACCACGAGTGCGGTAGAACTCTCTAATGTGTTTAGTCAGCAGTCGCTTATCAGCAAGCACATCCTTTGGAATGTTGACCATAAACTCTTTACGGAAATACTCTACGAACGAGTCTACTGTGCGGTCGATGTCCTGATTGTCTTTGATCGCACGAGCGGCGTTGATTGCCTTTCCGCTCTGCTCCATATACTCAAAGTATGCTTTCAGAAACGCAACAAACTGTGGACCCTCCTCACGAACGAAGCCAGGAAACTGACTCTCGACCTGAGAAGAAATCTTTTTGAGAATTTCGTCTGCGCCTACGATTGCCATTAGAAGTTATACAACCTGATTGATGGTGTCTGAATCGTAGCAGTCTGTCCGATAGTTTCAATATTGGAAGCAGTTGCTACAGTTTGATTAGTTCTATCGTCAACGATATCAACACGAGTCTGTGAGATCAAAAGAATCTGATTGCGAACAGGACTGATATTCGGTGATATTGGCGCAGCGAATACGGAGACAGCTGCTCCGCTATACGCAGTAGGCAGGAATGAGTTAACATAGATAATGCCGTTTGGATAGTCGATCGTACCCGAAGAAAAATTCGTATAGATTCTTCCAAGTCGACCAGCACCTGAGCGATAGTATGTTCTCAGCGTGCCAAATCCATTATCGTCAAAGAACGATTCTTGTCCATCGTATGTAAATGTTGAGGAAGTTACAGAGCCGTATCCAGGATGACGAGATACGCCGCTGATCAACTCTGCAGGACCCAAACGTTGAATTGCATTGTTAAAATTCAATGTATAGTTGCTTGAGCTTGCAAGAGACGGAACGAAACTCTTTCTAAGACGAATAGTTGCATTAGTCGTAACGATAGACTGATCGGTACCGTCTACGAAGTCGAGGAAACGCGAGTATCTAAAACTCTTATTGAACGTCGACAGATTCGACGACTCGAACGAGATAACTCGAGCAGACACTGCGGCTGCGAGCTCGCCTGGAGTCAGAGTTGTCAAATTAGGATCGTATCGAACAGTCACCTCAGGAACGATGTAGAGATACGTTGGATCTACGACTTCGATATCAATAGACTGCACGTTATACTTACGAATAGCAGTAATGATCTCTTGTTTCTTGTTCTGTGAGAACACAGTTGTATTCTTAGGCTTGGCGCTTACGAACACTTTGCCGTAGATTGGCGGAACGTTTTCTTCGCCACCCCAAACGCTAATCGCTTGAATATCAGGATTTTGTTTGAGTAGGATTCTCTCGTAGTCTTGCGCAGTAACAGTGCGATTCTGTGTTTCATAAACGCGAGGAGCGTTGAATCGAACCGACTCGATCTGCTCGATCTCTGCGCCGCCAGCTGCTCTTCCAATCGGAACGACAGTGATACTACCCTGTCCATCGACTGTTGTGTTTACTAGCGAGAACGTATTAGCACCATTTGGCAGCGGTCCGTTACATACGCGATACGCGACAGTTATGATACTCGATGTCACTGGCTGGTTACCAATAACTCCGTCACCAAATGAAACTTTATATCTCTTTTGACGATCAGCTTCAACATAGAATACTTTAGAAGACGAGTTAACTGTTGTGATGTCGTCTGCTAAAACATACGGCTGAACGTTTCCGCTTGCAGTAACAGAAACAGTGATGCTCGTTGTATCGACGTTTTCGTTTGGCAGCACGAACGATGTGTTCGATGTTCTGTTGTAGACGAAGCGATGAGTGAGAGGCGTGCCTTCTTTGATGTCGACGTAGCCAGCAAATCCACCGCTCGAGTTTGCAGTGATCGTATATGTTTGCGGAGTTACGAATATGTATGAAGTGCCATTTACGGTTGTTGTAAACTGAGTATCTTTAGGAACGCGAATCGATAGAAACGTAGAGTTAGCTGCGCTTGCAGTGAAAATCATCTGAACGTTAGCTGCTGCGCTTCGAGCTGAAGTAGGCGCGTATCCAAGTGACTTGGCATGAGATACAACGCTGTCATACAGCTGAGCCGTATCGAGGAATCCCTCGTTCGTAGCCATGTTCGTGTAGAATGCGTTCAGATATGTGTTGTATGCAAGCAGATCGAGCAACGTGCCAAGCGCGGAGTCGCTGAAGTCGTAGTCGGTGAACTCAGGCTTTGACGCAATGTAATCTCTCAGATTCGAACGGATCGTATCGAAGTCTAGACCGGTTACTACAAGATCGGTAGTTGTTGCCATTAGCGAACCTTATTGAGATTGATGTCTAGCACTAATTCGTTTAGTGTAGTTGCGTTACGGAATCTGATAGTAACATTCAGTTCGTTGGTGTCTGGGCTTTCAGTAACCCTTACTGGTCTCTCCTCACCATCGATACTAGCTCTAGGCTCATAGTTTCGAATAGCAGTCTCAATCAGATTCTCATAGTCACTAGCAGAGATCGTGTCGAAATTATCGAACAGTCTAGAACGAATGTTGCCGCCATACTCTGGAAGAAATGGACGCTCGTAACGATTAGTAAGAATCAGATTCTTTAGAGCCTGCTTCACAGAGTCATCGTCCTTCTTCATCAGCAGCTTACCCGTCGATGGGTGGCGACGAAACTGAAGATCAAAGTCTCGAAACGAGATCTTTTTGATTGAAGCTGGAAGCGGTCTCTTGTTCTGCATATTTTTCCTTTTTGTTATTTATTCGCCAAAAAGTTCTTGACAACAGAACAAGATACCATTATAATAGGAATTGTATTCAGGCGGTAGTAATAGCTGTATTAGCTCTTGCTGCTTCTATAGCTTCATCCTCATCAATAATAGCCAATGCTTCTAGAACTGGAGTTGTAGGCTTGATACGTGGATGCTTCTTAACTAGATCCTGATAAGAGTATTTCGTTAGCTTGCTATAGTCGACTTGACTCAATAGCTCCTGTGTTTCCTTCTCGATCTTAGCACTGATTTCCAGTCTTCTCTTTTCCTGCAGCTGTGCAGTGGTATTACGAGCATATCCACCAGAGCCCCAGTTA